CTACTTCCTATTGGGCATCCAGCTATCCTTGGACTTCCTCCGAGGGCACCCAGTATGAGGCGTTCAAGGGCAAGGTGACGAATAACTATTTGGGCAATGAATCTCTGAAGATTGGTGGCTATTGGTGGGAGCGCTCGGTGTTTCCGCACTACTCCTTCTCCTTCCTCTTTGTCAGCACCAACGGCGCTCCGTCGTTCAGCAACAACGCGACGACCTCGTATTGTGTCTGTCCCGCTTTCTCCTTCTAACCTTCGCACATGGACCTCTCCGGCATTTGCTGGAGAGGTTCCTTTACGTTATCTAGAGGTCTCATGGTTCCCAAGAGCAAACAGACTGAATCAGTCTCGACTGAATATCTCCGACAAGCACGGATTGTCTGGCGTGAACTCATTTCGATAGCCAAGAAGCTACCGAAATCCCGTGCCCTCACCGAGACGCAGTACATCTGTCGCGCCGGCTACGACCTGATGCAGGCAACGGCCGAGGCCGATGGAATCTACGCGATGACTCAAGTCGAAAGTGCCCAGAGGCTTTCCTGCCTGAATGATGCCTACGGACGGCTTTGCCTGATTGCGATGTTGATCGATGCCTGGCTGGACGATATGCCCCAAGTTGTCTACACGGAAAGAGACCAGAATGGTGCCGAAATTCAAGTCAAGAAGCCGTTTGTGAAGATGGAAAGGCTTATCTCGCTCGCTGGATCCGTGTCCAATGCCATGAAGGTAACCAAAGGCGCGATAAAGTCGGAACGGCATCGCCTGAAGCAATTTGCGTCAACAGGCGAGACGGATAATGGAGAATTTTCCTAACTTCCCGAGGCTGTTTACCTCTCGATGCTCACCCTGTGGAGTGCCGAGAGGTGGGCATCCGTAGATTGGTGGCAATTGGTGGGAGCGCTCGGTGAATCCGAACAACTCCAACAACTTCCTCAATGTCAACACCAACGGCGATCCGTCGAACAACAACAACGCGACGAACTCGAATTGTGTCTGTCCCGATTTTCTCCATTTGGTCTGAGTAGCGCATCTCGTGAAAGCGGAATGGTAAAGGAGAAAAGGGGATACCCACCGGCCGGCGTCCCATTTGGCGCTGCGAATACAGGCCCCGGTGATGCAAGAGGGGCGGACTTGCCTCTCGAAAGAGACGGCATCTGGATCGCTCCGGCGGTTTTCAGGCACATCGGAATCGGCACCTTGAATAGGGGTGCAGCCGGGGCTTATTGATGATTTACGAAAGGAGGGAGCTCCTTGAACCGCTCCCAACGGGCAAGGCGGCGTGAACGCCGAGAGAAGCGCCGTCGAGATCTGAGCCGCCGATCGCTCGAGGCGGTACCGAAGACGCCTGAAGACGTTTTCTCTTTCGAAAACCTATATAGAGCGGCTCGTGTATGTGCGAAGGGTACCTTATGGAAATCGGCTGCGATGAAGTTCGATAGGTACCGCGCCGTCAACTGTATCCGCCTGCGCGAGAGTCTGCTATCGGGTAAGTATCGCCGCCAGCCCCCAGTCCGCTTTACCCTTTGCGAGCGGGGCAAGATCAGGCATATCGTAGGACCGCGCTACAAAGACCGCGTCGTCCAGCGTTGCCTATGCGACCGCTTTATCGTCCCGATGGTGTCGCGCAGCCTCGTCTATACGAACTCGGCGAGCTTGAAGGGAAAGGGGACCTCCTTCGCTCGCAGCCGCTTCGAGCGGGACATGCTTTTGGCGAGCCAAAGATACGGGGCAGCCGCTCGGGTTTTCCAATACGACGTCAAGAATTATTTCGGAAGCATCCCCTCGGCCTGGGCGCATGCCGTCCTGTCTGAAATTATCTTGAAGCCCTATCAAGGACGGCCTGAATCGGACTCCATGTCACGCCTCCTCGATATCGCCGCTCTCTATAGCCGCGAATCGGATTTCCTGACATTGGGCAACCAGGTGAACCAGCTTGCGGCGATTGCCTACTTGAATAGGTTGGACCATGCCTTCCATGAACTTCTCGGGCAGGGCGGTGCTGGGCGCTATATGGATGACGGCTACGTGTTTTGCTCAAGGAAAGACCTTCCATCCATCCGGCAGCTCTTCTTAGCGAGCCTTGAATCCCTTGGGCTTCAGCCGAACGCGAAGGCCTGCTTCTCTTCCCGTCTTGATCGGGAATTGACGTTTCTCAAAATACGATTCTCTTGTCCTGATGGTCATCCTTGTCGCAGGCTCGCCCGAATCACGCTCATCCGCTATCGCAGGCACCTCAAGTCCCTCTGCTCGTCTGTGGATTCGCAGAAATTGTCATCGGAGGTCATCGCCGAATCTATCGCGAGCTTCAACGGGGTCTTATCTTCATCGACCGCAAGGCACAGGCAGGCTTTAAAAACGAAGGTTTTGCCCTCTGCGGATATCCTCGGACAATGTCCGCAAACGCCACGAAAATGTCCGAAAGCGCCCTCAGATGTCCGCAATTGCATACCACCCACCGATAACACTAGAAATATATAACGGTATGCCGATAACTATGCTACTATCCTAGCTGTCAGGTCGCACCCCAAACGGCCTGCTGGACAGATAGGATGACGATTTGAACACTCTGTTTGCAGGAGGCGGAGCTAGATCCGCCTCCGCCCTTTTGCGAAACGAAAAACCGATAGGAAGCCGCATGTTCCGCTTCGAGGACGAGCCGCACGATGCCGACGAATAACGAGCGCCGAGAGATGGCAGCGAAGCTGCGCGACCTGGACGCTACTGAAGACCCTATTGACGGTGGTGAGATTTGCGACCGCGCCGAGGTTGAAGACGCACTTGGTCTCGTTACCGATGACGACGCGTGGTACGAGGGCAACGGCGTGCAACACCTTGCTGACCTCATAGAGCCAGCAGCCAAGCGCACGTGCCAGATGGTCGAAGTGGCGACCGGTGAGCCGGCCGACTACAGAGACACGGACGAGGTTATATTCCACTGCACATCATGCAATGCCGAGCGCGGCGTTTTTTCGTATGACGTGGATGGAAATGTATATACGGAGCGACCCGAATACTGCCCCAACTGTGGCGCGAAGGTCGTGTGGTAGATGGGCGGCGTCAAACTCAAACCCTGTCCGTTCTGCGGCGGGGAAGCGAAAATCACGCAAGCATGCGCCATGCAGCCGCTCTTCTGTGTGCATTGCGTTGATTGCGACACAAGTGGCGGTCACTACTTCACCGAGGAAGATGCCATCGAAGCATGGAACACCAGAGTCGAGCGCACATGCCACAACGATTTGAAGGATTCCGATTGCGTTGGCGTGTGGCCGAAGCCGCATTTCAAATGCTCGTGGTGCCGCGGTCTGTTCGCGTCTTATGAATTCGACTACTGTCCCTGCTGCGGCGCAAAGGTGGTGAACGAATGAGCACGAGTTACTACCTAGTCCAGACCGAGCCAACGCCGCTCTACGGCCGCGTGAAGGTCGCACAGTCGAGCGGCGGCGAGACCTCTCTGTGGCGCTACGAGGACGACCCCGAGTGGGTGGACGCTGACGGAGATTGGTGCGATGTACCAGACGTTACCCGGCCAGCCACGGTAGATGACCTCAAGGCGCTCGTTGCGACCGGGAGGTATCGATTCGTGGACGAGTACGGCGCGGGGCATGACGTGCTGGAGGTGTTCGGCGAATGAAGTGCCCTATGACTTTTACAACTCGCTCTACGGCTCCAGGCACGATTGCATCGGACGGGAATGCGCTTGGTGGGTTAAGAAGCACGCGAGCGCAAACAGCAACGGACTCGCAGCTTTCGGGTGTGCCGTTGCGTTCATCGCTGCGAATGGTATGCGAGTGGCATCCATCAACGGTGGCGAGAGTCCGGACGAGTACGGTGAGGAGTGCGACGTGGACGAGGTCTTCGGACGTAGCGGAGCTAAATAGCTCACGCGGTTGATACGGCAAGGAGGAACGATGAGCAAGTGCGGCAGCATGAGACAGACCGCCATGTTCGCGGTCGCCGAGATGCGCGAGATGCTGAGCCACTACGACGGTATCAGTGACGAGGTCGTGGACGAGATAGCCCGTTCGATCGTGGAGGGGTGGTTTCAGGCATCCCAGGCTTGGGTGACTGCCGAGGCACTCGAATCAAAGCTCATTGAGGTCACGGGCAAGGCTCAGCCGCTCGCCGTCGACGAGTACGCTCAGCTTGTCATGGACTACAAGCGCCGCCATCCGGAGTTTCAGTTTACCGGCGATGAATACAAGACCACCAACAACACCAACAAGGAGGATCATGCAGTTGAGGAAGATTAGGGTGAAGATGCTGACGGATATGGAGCCGCCCGCATATGCCCACGAGGGCGATGCGGGACTCGATCTCCGTGCCGCCGAGGACGTGACGTTGCAGCCGGGTGAATCCCAGCTCGTGAAACTCGGCGTGGCCGTCGAGATTCCTGTGGGTTGCGTGGGAATACAGTTCCCGCGTTCCGGTCTCGGCTCCCGCGGCATCACGCTCCGCCACGCCGTGGGGGTAATCGACTCCGGCTACCGCGGCGAGATAAAGGCCCCGCTCTGGAATACCACTAAGGACGTTTTCAACGTCCATGCGGGCGATAGAATCTGCCAACTGGTAGTTATGCCCTACGTACCGTGCATGTTGGAACTGGCCGACGAGCTGAGCAAGTCCGAGCGCGGCGAGCACGGTTATGGCCCCACTGGGGTCGAATAGCATTCCACAATAGTCCACAACAGAAAGGAACCGACATGTCCGATATCAACAACGTATCCCTGACGGGTCGCCTGACGCGCGATCCCGATTTGCGAGTCACAGCGGGAGGCACACAGCTCCTCTCTTTCAGCCTTGCGTTCAACACATCGGTGCGCAACAGGCAGACCGGCGAGTGGGATGAGCGTGGGAACTTCATCGACTGCACCATGTTCGGCAATCGAGCCGAGGCTCTCTCGCGTTTTCTCGCGAAGGGGCAGAAGGTCGCTATCGTGGGCAAGCTCCGCTATGCGACATGGGACAAGGACGGTCAGCGCCATTCAAAGCTGGATCTGATTGTCGATGAGATCGACTTCATGGCGCCGCAACAGGGCGGAAGCCAGTCCGCGCAGACTACGCCCTCACCGCAAGTCCCTGTTCCTCCCATCGCCGATGACTTCGATGACGACATCCCGTTCTAGGGAAGTGGCGTCGATGCGTTTCAGCAGGCACACCGTGACCGGCCAAGTGGCAATGGACTATATCTTAGTTAGTCTTCCGCTTGTCCTGATGCTGATTTTTAGTGTTGCGGAGATTGTTGGTGTCATTCCGACTGAATCTGAAAACGGAAAAGGCTCGGTTGAGTTCGAACAGACTCAGACGGGAACAGTCAAGGGCAAGTACATTGACTCTAACTCAAGCGGTAAGCACTACTACGTGACCGTCGAAAACAATGGTTACGAGGCAGATCATGAGGTTTCCCTGGCCGAGTACAACGCCGCACAGGGTGGTGCCGATTTCCCGATCGTGCTGACCGAATCCGATTCCGTCAAATCGGACGAGGCTCAGGAGGAAGCCGAGACGGCCGATGCAGCCAAAGCCCAAGCGACCGAGCAGCAGCAGGCCGAGCAGCAGCAAAAGCAATCCATGTAGTGGTGGCCCATGAACCACTAGATGTTTATGAACATGAGCTCGTCTGGCGATTGATAGTAAGTAGGGGAGTGCTAAATGCACATTATCGAGAAACTCCGCACTGTGCGATCCCGGTTCGGCGGCGGTATGGACGGCCTCAGCCGCTCCGAGCAGGTCGAGATCCTTTGGCGAGCATGGGCGTTTGCAGCCGCATGCGCCATCCTCGCCTGTATCGGCACGCTGATTGTGACGGTTGCCCACCTGATCGAGATTATTGCGTGATTTATCATCGGATATCGTCTGTCTATCGTACCGATAGACTTTACTTATATATAGCGATGCGCCGATAATGCGTTATCCTTATAGCCGTGGATGCAAATCAGCGTCCGCGGCTATTTTCATATGGGCGCACCCTAACGCCCGAGAGAGACAGGAGATAATATGCTCAGTGATTTACTGTCCATCGGACAGCTTCTGCCGATCGCCCTG